GAAATGCGGATAGCGAGGTTGAGATACATAGCCTCGAGCGCGCTGTCAGGTGCGCCGATCTCTTGATCTAGATCACTGTCAGCAGGAGATGCCGGGAGAGGATAGCCAAGACGGATGCCCTTGGCGTTCCAGGTGGCCATCATCGCATCCAGGCGACGAAGTGCGCTTTCGAGCTGTTGCGGCTGCAGGTCAAAGACATACGATGCGAGACCAATCTCTTCGAAGGCCTGCTCGATGATGTCTCGCTTCGTGTATGCCATTGACTTACTCCTCAGTCTTCGGTTTGCGGGTGCGCTTTGCCACCGGCTTCACGCCAGTCTTGGCTTCATCGGTAGTCTTGCACCAACCATCCTTGATGGCGCCTTCTACGGCATCTTCATCAACAATGATGTAATCGAATTTGTCACCGTGGATCTCGTGTGGGCCAGGGTGCTTGTATAGCATGACGCTCATTTGCGTTTCCTCTTCGGAGCTTTGGAGGGTTTGCCAGCTTTCATGGCAGCTTTACGGGCGACATTCAGAGCAATGGCGATGGCCTGCTTGCGCGGCTTTCCAGCCTTCTCTTCCGTCGAAATATTCTTGCCGATGCTTTTGCGGCTGTAGCCTTTTTTGAGCGGCATATCACTGTCCCTCGCTGAGTGGAGGGAGGGACCGAAGCCCCTCCCCTAGATCATTAGGTCTGCGAGAACAGCATGATGCCGGCCATTTCCGGGTTGACCATCGCCACACCGAAGAGCGTATCCCAGCGATACTTGGTCTTCTGCGTGTTGATGTCGAACTGCTTCTGCATGACCAGCTCAACGCCCTGGTCGGTCGTTGCGCGCATGATGTCTGCACCTGCATCGGTCGGAACAGCGAGCGAAGCTGGGAGCAGCTCGATCGCGTCACGATGCCAGAAGCAGTTTACCGGAGCAGCAACAGTGTTCAGGAAGGTAACAGCTGCGCCGTTTGCAGGCGTTGCGGTCACGTTCTTATACTGCTCTTCAGCGTCAGTGCCGCCCTGTGCCGATACGATGGCCGGGGAGGTCTTGACGGTGCCGGTGCCGCCGAAGCCGGTGACGATCTTGACGATGCGGAACGTCTTCAGCTGGCCGGTGTCCTGCTTGGTGATGTGGTGCACGGCGTTCACACCAGCGATGGTGAAAGCGTCGCCAACCTTCACAGTGCCGCCGCCAACAGTGATGGCGATGGTCTGGTAACGGTTGTCCACGTTCGACGTTTCGCCAGTGCCAGCCGTCGACGTTGCCGCCGGGGTGTAATACTGGTTCGCGCCGTTGACCGTCACGGTGGTGCCAGCAGCCGCGGTCAGGCGGTTTGCATAGTCCATCTTGAAGGTCTGGAAGCCAGCCACTTCGCCAACATACGAACGACGATAAGCCTCGGTCGGGATGTTGTTCATGGTCTGGCGGGCAGCCAGGTCAGCGGCCATGCCGTTGTAATCGCGGCTCGACAGAGCGAAGTAGCGATCCGACATTGCGATGCCCTGCTCGTTGAACAGAGCGTCTGCTTCTGCCACGTCCGAGTAGCCGCCGGCAGCGGTGGTGCGCTTCGAAACCACGGTGCCCTGGTTCGACGCAACCGAGAGAACGGCCACGTTGATGTCGGACGCCAGCTTCTGAGCAGCTGCTTGGCCGAGGCGGTTTTCCTGCAGCAGGTCGCGCAGTTCTTTCGCCGTCAGAAGCGCAGTCGAGTGCTTCTGGTAGCCGATGGTTGCCGGAACCGCGAGCTGGGTGTTGTCACCGAAGTTCCAGGTCGCATCGGAGCCGTCATACGACTGCGCGATGTAGGGCATCGGACGCCAGATGGTGTCGCTCGAACGCTCCATCTGCTGGCCGTTGGTGTTGTATTTGGTCACAAGCGACGACAGAACGAGCGCGTCGTTGAAACCGGAGAGGATGTCTTCGAACGCGACGCGTTCTTCTTTGGAAAATGCGTTAGCCATTGGCTATCTCCATTCAGGTTAGGCGGTCCGTTTCTGCCGCTGTTTATACGCGTAGACCTTGGAATAGTCTCCGGTTTTCTCAGCGTCTTTGCGGAGCCGCTCAAGGGTGCTGTCAACGGACCCGGACGGGCGGCCTGTGCCGCTGATCGTCGGTTCCGGTTTCGAGGATGCTTTGCGCTTCGTGACTTTCAATTGCGTCTCCAATCTGGCCACTGCGAAAGCGAACTTCACCGGGTCTTTGATCGAGGCGAGTTCCTTCGCACGTTTCGGGTTCTTGCCCAGCGCATAGACCAACAGCGCAGGGTTATCGGCCCCTTGCAGGATCATGCCCTGTTGCGTGACGGTGAAGGCGTCTTGGACAACCTCCTCGGCATCGTCATAGTCACGAACTTTCAGTGTGGCTTTCGCCGACTGATAGCCTTCCAGCTTCTGCTTCCACTCCCGTTCGGCGGTTTCCGCCTCGGCCTGTCGTGCAGCTTCTGCCTCGTCGTGCTTGCGCTTCCGGTCATACCACGCAGCAAGTTCCTTTTCATATCGCTCGGTGTCGTAATCGGCCGCCTCAAGCGTTGGCTTCTGCCCGAGTTCTGCGACCTTGGTCGCGCCCGTGGTTGCTGCCAGCTGCTCTTGCAGTTCCTTGTTCCGACGCTTCTCCTCACGATACTGCTTGCGAAGATCGCGCACCCATTCAGGCGCACGCTCGGTTTCCTCTTCCTCGGGGGGCGGCGCTTCCTCCCCAATGGTCACGACGACGCCATCTTCCTCCTCAGCTTCGGCCTCGGTTTCATCGTCCTCGTCCGCAGCGGTGATTTCCTCCGCCTCGTCCTCGTCGATTTCCGGCTCCTCTGCCTCGAAAGTGTCCAGATCGGTTTCGTCGATTTCCTCTGCCTTATCAGTCATTAGACCCTCGTGATATTCTCACCCCATGTTGAAGCGGCGGGGCGGTTGCCGCATCTCTTGCGCGCCCTGCACAATGTCTTGCAGGTTCTTCGCGGTTTTCACCGCGCTCTCGCGTTGATCGTTTTCGACCGAGGCCAGCGTCTCGACCGTCTTGGCGCGCGTCTCTTCGGCGCGGGCCATCGTGTATTCTGTGTCGGCCTGGGCCTTGACGGCCTTTGCCTGCGCCTCTGCTGCGGCTGCTTGCAGGTAAAGAGCGTTCGGGTCCGGCTGCTGGTTCTGCATTGCCTGCATCATTTCGGCAGCCTCTGCCTCTGTCGGCTTGATGACGCCCATCTGCACCAGGCGCTTGCGGAAGAAGTCGCGCACCTCCCAGATGCCCTCGCCTTCCATGTTCATCATCGCCATCGAGGTCAGAACCATGCGGGTTTCCGGGTCTTGGCTGATCTGGATCATGCCCATCAGCGCGCGGACCGTTGCCGATCGCTTCGAGGACGAGGACGGCCCAACGTCAACGGCCACGTCGAATTTCGCTTTCGACAGGTCGTTTTCGTATTCAATCTCGCCGGTTTCCTCGTTCAGCATCGGCCGGCCGAGTTCGACAGAGGACAGTTCGCCCTGCGTGCCGACGGCCTTCATCTTGCGGCCTGGCTCTACGAGGATTTCCTTTGCCATTGAAAGCCAGATTTCGCCGCTGCGCTTCACGGCCTTGGCCATGTTGCTCATGTAGATGAACGACTGCATGTCGAGGCGCGACTGGATCAGTTCGATGGCCTTGCCGCTGACGTTCGACATGACCTCTTCGCCGGCTTCCTGCTTGCCGAGAATGTCCTGCATGTCCTGCTCGGTGATCTGCAGAAGCGCAGCCATCGCCGCGGGGATTTGCGGCGGCTTGGTGTATCCGATCGGGCCAGACGCCATCTCGTTGCCGTTGGCGTCCTGGACGGGGTTCACCAGCAGGTAGGGATAGTTCTTGAGGTTGTCCTCGGCCCACATCATCTCGTGGCCGGCCACCTGCTCGGGAAGGAAGATCGGCTTCTCGATCGGCGTCAGCGCGCTGATCTCGCCCAGCTTGGACAGCTGCATGTTCTTCAGGCGCTGGGCGTCCTTCGCCAAGCGCACATGCCCCATGCACCGCTCGATGTTGTCCACGAACCACCGCTTGCCGTAGACCGGGACGATGGGGATTTCTGTGCCTGCGATGTAGCCATAGTCCTCGAGGACGCCGCCGCCGGACATGAGGTATTTGCGGACCTTCCGGCGCTTGACGCGCTTCTGACGGACCTCAACCGTGCCGATGGCTGCGAGGGTTTCCTCGAGCGTTTCGTCGTTCTCAAAATCTGCTTGGCTGTAGCGCTCTTCCTCGCCGTCGATGGTTTGGAAGATGCGAACCACCTCCGTGCGCTCCTCGACCTTGTAGACCTCGGCCACATAGACCGTGTCGGGCGTCGCCCAGTCGAATTCGTGCGCGGAGATTTCGTGCGGCCAGGATGCAGGGTCGTCGTTCCACTGCTCCTTGTATGCCTCGAAGGTCATGGCGGTGAGGACGTAGCAGGAGCGGGCGTCGCTCTTGTCCTGGCGCTTGGCGTTCAGGTCGAAGAACACGGTGCTGTCGGCGTCGTAGATCGGCTCGATGCGGATGCGCTGCCGGTCGTCCTCGTCGTCATATTCGTCCTCGTAGACGGTCCGCAGACGCCAGGCACCAATGCCACCGCCCACCGCTTCCTCGAAGGCATTGTCGTAGGCTTCGTCGGCCACGCTGTCCTCTTCGTCTGCCCGGTAGAGCCCGTCGCAAACGTCTGCCAGCTTGTCGTCCTCGTCGCCTTCCTTGCTGATGAAGTCCACGGTGATGCGGTTGTTCCGATACTCGTTGATGATCCGCATGACCGAGAGGTGGATTTTGTTCACCTCGAACTTCGGCTTGTTGTCGAACTGCTCGGCGAGGGCCCCTTCCCATTGCGCGCCGGCAATGGAGTAGAAGCGGCGGTCCTCAAGGCACTGCAGGCGCTCGTCGCGCATGGCAGACTGGATGCTGTCAAATTCGATCAGCGCGTCCTGGTGGACGTTCGCCAGCCGTTGCTCTTTGGTCAATCGTGCCACGTCTCAGCCCCGCAAAGAAAAAGTCTCCGGAATTATAGGCGGAATTTGCGCGGAAAACAATCACCGAGCAATCGGCATGATGCTGGCGACCGGCCGAGCGGTTTTCGGCTTCGAATTATTCGCCCGCCGAGCGCCCTCGCAGGCATAGCGGATCGCGTCGATAACGTGGTTGTGCTTGTCCTCGAGGACCGGAAGCACCTTTCCGGTGTCCGGATCGGTCTTGTAGCTGTAGAGCGTCAGTTCGTCGATCGTGTGCTTGCAGCGCGGGTGAACGATGATGTCGAACGACTTGAGCCACTCGATGCCCTCCTCGACCGACTTCGGGCCTTTGACCGCTGGTTGGATTTTCGGGAAGCCGTTCTTTCGCATGTGGCTGATCGTTTCCGGCCGCGCGCTGTCGGCCACCATCGGCCAGCGTTCAGCCTCTGGTATGCTCATGAACAGCGAAGGCGTGTCCACGATCTCGCAGCCCACCTGATACGCCTCGTAATCGATGAACAGCTTCCGGCCGACGATGTGGCAGCGGATGCCGACGGTCGGGTCGGTGGCAAAGCCCCAGTCCGCGCCCAGGCGGTGGATCGCGTCGCCAGGCGCGTCGAAGTCCTCGATCGTCCAGTTCTTGAAAACGCGGGTTTCGCTGTTGCGGACGTATTCGCCCTTCCAGACGTGCAGGTATTTGTCAGGGTCGCGGCGCTTGTCGTATTCCATCTCCTTGCGCAGCACCTCGGGGAACCAAGGGTTGTCGGTGTAGTTCACCTCGACGACCACGCTGTCCTCCGGCGGGTTCTCGCCACGGAGCAGGCCCTCGATCGGATCGTCCTCGAAGCGCGGGTTCCAAGAGAACACAAGCTGCGAGCCAGGCTTTCGGATCGTCGGCCGCAAAAGGTCCAGCGAGAACTGGCTGATCGACTGCGCTTCCTCAACCCAGGCAATGTCGAAGCCTTCGAGCGACTTGATGCTGTCCGCCGTGTGGTTCTGCATGCCCTGGAAGATGATCACGCCGCCGTGCGGGCATTTGATCTCGGCTGTCTGAATGTCGAACAGATGCCCGACGCCCAGTTCCTCGATCTTGTTCTCGATCAGCTTCTTGACCGACTGCTTGAGCGACTTCTGCACTTCGCGCACGCAAACCACGTCGGTGCGACGCATCACGCAGCGCTCGACGATCCACTCGGCGAAGAACCACGACTTGCCAGAACCGCGCCCGCCATAGGCTCCGATGTAGCGAGCGTTCTCGCGCTCGAGGATCGGGGTTGCCCAGCGCGGTGTCTGGATGTTCAGCTTCATGCCTTCGGGTCAACGATCGTGCGCTTGATCTCGACCGGGATCGCGCCGCCGTCCGGGCCAGAGAGTTCCTGCTTGTCCTTCTGGCCGAGCATCTGCTTGCCAAGCCAAACGAGCATCGTCGGGTTGCCGTCCTGGGCCGCCTTCCACTGTGCGCGGCGCAGCGAAGCCTTCCCTTCGCCCTGGTGTTTTTTATACAGGGCTTCAAAGTTATCCACACCTTCGATGCCCTGCTCCTTGATCCGTCGGTTCAAGGTGGTGTCGCTCATGTTCAGGATGTCGCAGATTTCGTCGCGCGT